GCTCCCACAGCAATCGTGGTTGGGCTGGCGGCGTCTCCGGCGTCATGGACAAGAACCTCGGCTTCCTGCTGAACCCCGCCCGCCTCGCGGGTGGTGCGGCAGCGACGGCGCTGGGCATGCACTTGCTCGGCACCAGCAACCCGCTGTTCGGTGGGGCCCTTGCGGGCACCTACGGCGCCTCACGCATGGTCGACAATCTCACCGGCATGCGCTCGCCCGCGAAGACGTTCGCTGAACACTTCGCCGACCGCAACGCGCAGCTCCGTCTGCCTCCCAACACGCCCGCCGCGCCTGTTGCCCCACCGCCTCCCGGTGGTGGTGCTCAAGGGCCGTGGGGGCCGAAGCCGCTCGCGCAGCAGTCGGTGCCCCAAGCCGGCGTGCAGCAGCCGCAGCCTCAGGCGCCGATCACTCCAGGCACTCAGCCCTGGAAGGCGCCCCAGGTCGCGCAGCTCCCGAACATCAGCCCGATGGCGCTGAACAATCTGCAGCAGCGGCTCAAGGCCGGGTTGCCGCCCGCGCCCCAGGCGCCCGCAGCCCCGAAGCCCGAGCCGCAGATCGACCCGCTCAACCTGCCGTCCTCCATCACGAAGTCCGCGAAGAACCTTATGGGTGGCGCGGCTGTGGTGCAGGAAATGCGGCAGAAGGAGCAGGCCCGAGCCGCTGTCGCTCAGCTGCCGTCTCCCGCAGTGGATGGCGCGCCGCTCGACGTCACGCAGAACCCGCAGATCGGCAAGCGCGCCTCACAGCTCGTGAGCGCATCAAAGGCCCTCGCCGCGTTGACGCGCGATCCCGAGGCAGAGGCGGCAGCAGCCGCTGAAGTCAAAGCCCAGAAGGATCAGGCCGCCGCCGACAAGGCCCAGGCCCGTGACGCTGCTAAGGCGCAGTCCGCCACCGAACGTGCGACGGCCTTGGCCGAACGCGCCAAGGTGAAGGCTGATGCTGCCGCTGTCAAAGCCGAACAGGTGAAGCAGCGCGAAGTGGCTAAGGCCGAGCTGGCGCATGCCAAGGAATCTGCCAAGCTCGCCGCCGCCAAGCTGAAAGCCACCGCGCAGCCCAAGGCCGCCCCTGAGGCGCCGAAGGCCGCACCGCAAGCCGAGAAGGCCTACGCGCCGATCCCCGACGAGCTACTGACCCGCAAGGGCCTCAGTGACGAGCAGGTGTCAGCACGTGAGGTGGCTGATTACGCCCCAGGTCTGCAGAAGAAGTACGCTCAGAACATCCAGTTCCGACGTTCGACGCTGCGCAACCGGCTTGAGGATATCGCCAACGAAGCCAACGACGTCGACAGCTCTGCGCTGGGCAAGCTCTATCACCAGATGGACCACAGCCACAGCCAGGCGGAAGTCCAGCGCCACCTCGCGCATTGGACATCCAAGATGGACCCTTCGACCAAGAAGGCCGTCCACGCCGCCGTGGCTCCACTGCTGAAGCTTTGGAAAGAATGACGAACAAGATCGTGAGGGGGATCAAGATCAAGAAGATCCCCCTCTTCGGCCGAGTAGACAAGCGTTGCCGCCCGCGTCCCGACATCAGTGCTCTCCAGAAGGAGAAGTGGCAGGACCCGGAGTTTCGTGAGCGCATGAAGAAGCGCGACGAAGACCGCATCGCAGACCTCAAGGCCAATCCCGAGAAATACTCCAACGCGGGGATCCCCTGGGGTCACACCCGCGCATCTGTGCAGCCCCTATGGGACCGCGCCAACGAACTAGCCGATAGGTTTATCAAAATCATGGAAGACAAAGGCGAACTGCCGCGCGACGAAGTCGTGCTGCTTGCCACCGAAGACGGCAAGGTTGAAACCGTGACGGTCCCGTCGACCGAAGACGGTATGGCCAAGGCCGCCCTGCGGGAAGCCTTCCTGTATGCGGTCGGCCCCGGCGATAAGAAGACCAAGATCCAATACATCAACACCGTGCTGGCGTTCACGAAGTCGAAGCCTGAGAGCAAGTCCAAGCTGACGCTCAACAAGGCCGAGGACTTCCTCGACGAAATTGCCAAAGACGCCGCTGATTAGCGAGCTGTCTCCTGAAGATCAGGAGAAACGGCGGGCTTACCATCGCGAATACGCCCGCGCATATCGCAAGCGAAAACATCCCGAACTAAAGCGCCGGTACGGTCTCACAAAAGAGGACAGAGACGCTCTGTTGTACAAGCAGGGTGGCGTATGCGCCATCTGTGAGGGCGAAGCCACTGACGTGGATCACTGCCACCACACAGGCTCCGTCCGAGGCATCCTCTGTCGCGCGTGCAACACCGCTCTTGGCAGTTTCAGAGACAGACCGGCGTTGCTTATGAAGGCAGCGCAGTATCTCAATGACCGAACTAACTGACGCGCAGAAGACAGCGCGCAAACGCCTCTACGATGACTTCGCGTTCTATGCGTCAAAATGTATCAAGATCAGAACGAAGCAGGGCAAGATATCCCATCTCGTTCTCAATCGCGTGCAGCAGCGCTTCGCAGAACGCGTCATTGCCCAGCTGCAGCGCACCGGCCGCGTGCGCATGGTCGTGCTCAAAGCACGCCAGCAGGGCCTCTCCACCGTCATCTCAGCCCTCCAGTATTGGTGGCTGTCGCAGCGCAAGGCCCAGAAGGGTCTCGTCATGGCCCACGAGGCCGAGAGCACGACGACGCTCTTCGACATGTATCGGCGCATCCATGACAACGTCCCCGACATCGTACGCCCTTCGACGAAGTATTCCTCACGCTCAGAGCTGGTCTTTGACAAGCTTGATAGCGGACTTCGTGTTGCGACTGCTGGTGGCCGCGGTGTTGCTCGCGGTGAAACGCTCACCTTCGCGCACCTCTCCGAGGTCGCGTTCTGGCCTGTGGCGTTCGCGAACACCAACTTCAACGGTCTAGTCCAGGCAATCCCAGACGAGCCCGGCACGTTCATCTTTCTGGAGAGCACCGCGCAAGGTGTGACCGGCAAGTTCTACGACATGGCCCAGGGTGCCGATAAGACCCCCGGAGACACGGACTGGAACGGCTACGAGCTATTCTTCTCTGCGTGGTTCGAGAGCGACGAGTACCGAGACCAAGCAACTGCTGACTTCCAGCGGACGCCCGAAGAAGAGGACCTGATCAAGGCGTTCTCTGCTGTAGGGCTCACCTCCAACGACCAACTTTACTGGCGTCGTAAGAAGGTGGCAACGAACGGGCTCGACCTGTTCAAGCAAGAATACCCGGCGACCGCCGAAGAGGCATTCCTCTCGACCGGCCGCCCAATCTTCAACAACGAGTACGTCACCGAGCGCCTCCGCACACCGAAGGCCCCGCTGACAATGATGGCCGTCGAAGAGACATTCGACGAGAAGAACGGCCGGCCTCTGCCGCTGCGAGTGTTGCGTGAGCACGCCCGCGGTGAACTGAAGGTCTACAGGCCGCTCGACCCATCAGAGACATACGTTATCGGCGCCGACGTGGGCATGGGCCTACGCCAGGGCATCAAGGGCAGGAAAGATGGGGACCCGAGTGTCGCCCAGATCATCGACAGCCAGATGCGCCAAGTCGCCGTATGGCGTGGCCTCTGCCACCCCGACGTATTCGCGAAGATCCTAGAGACGCTGGGCTACCACTACAACAGCGCCACCATCGCACCCGAACGCAACAACCACGGCCTCGTAACCTGCGTTGCCCTGCGCGACAGCAACTATCCGTATCTCTACACCGAGACGATGGAAGGCACGCTGGACGCAGATCGCGACACCATCAAGCTCGGCTTCTTCACGTCTGAAGCCACGAAGCCGCTGATCATCGACAAGCTCCGTGCCCTCGACCGAGAGCGCGAGATCGAAATCAACGACGAGACCACGCTGAAGGAAATGAAAACCTTCGTCGTGAGCGAGAGCGGCAAGATGGAAGCCGAAGCCGGCACTCACGACGACACGGTCATGGCCCTCGCCATCGCCACGTACGTCCACGAGGGCAAGTGGCGACCCGTTGCCGTATCCGACGACTTTTACACCGAAGCAATTTAAGGACCAATGGCGAAGAAGCCAGCTATTCTCACGGACGAAGAGATCATCGCCAAGGTCTCTGCCAAATCGACCAACAGCGTTAGCTGGTTCGACAGTCGCCTCGCACGAGAGCGAGAACGCGTCACCCGCTACATCAACGGCGACCTACCCAAGCGATCCTCAGAGGGCTCCAGCTCCTATGTGAGCAGCGACGTCTACGACAGTGTCGAGATGCAGCGCGCACAGCTGCTGGAGGTGTTCGCTGGCGGCGAGCACATCGCGCAGTTCGATCCTGATCAGGACATGAACGCGGAAATGTGCCGCGTCGCTACCGAGTATGCGTCCTACGTCATCTTCCGGGCCAACCCTGGCTACAACATCATCAGCAGCGTCATGTACGACGGCCTCACGGCCCGTGCCGGCGTCGCCAAGGTGTACTGGGAGAAGAAGCACACATACAGCGAAGAGACATTCGAAGGCCTCCAGTACGATCAAGCGCACGCCCTCGCGGCCCAAGAGGACGTCGACGAGTTCGACGCCGACCGAGACCCCGCAACCGGCACCTTCCACGGCACGCTCACGCGCAAGAAGGACGTCAGTAAGACATGCATCGATCCGATTGCTCCCGAAGAGTTCCTGATCGAACCCCTGGCCACTTGCGTACTCGAAGCCAAGTATTGCGGCCACCGCACGCCGAAGACGCGCGCGGAGCTGATCGACCTGGGCTACAAGAAGTCCCTCGTGATGTCGCTGCCCGCCGACGATGCCAAGGAGCTGCAGTTCAGCCCCGAGGTCCTCGCGCGCAACGCGCCGACCCAGAGCAACGACACTGACAACGACCCCGTAGACGACACGCAGGAATACATCGTCCTGTATGAGAGCTACGTGCGTATGCAGATCGACAGCTCTAAGGGCGCGCGTCTGTACAAGATCGTCCACGCTGGCGGCAAGCTGCTCGACAAGCCGGAAGAGGTCGACAAGGCCCCGTTCCTGACTTACGTGCCCCTTCCGCTGCCTCACGTGTTCTACGGCCACAACTTTGCAGCCCGTGTCATTCACACCCAGAATGCCCGCACGGTTCTGTTTCGCGGCGTTCTCGACCACACCGCCATCTCGACCAACCCGCGTTACGCTGTGGTCAATGGCGGCCTGATGAACCCCCGCGAGTTGCTCGACAACCGCCTCGGCGGCATCGTCAACGTGCGCCGTCCCGACAGCGTCGCCCCGTTCGTCCAGAACAACCTGAACCCGTACATCTTCAACGTCCTCAACACGCTCACTGAGAACAACGAGAAGTCCACGGGTATCTCTGCGCTCTCGCAGGGCCTCAACAAGGACGCCATCTCGACCCAGAACTCCAAGGGTCTTGTGGACAACATGATGAAGGCTGCGGGTGGCCGCGGGAAGATCATGGCGCGAAACTTCGCGTACAACTTCCTCGTCCCCCTTATGCTTGAGGTCGTTCGTCTCGGCATCATCTACAAAGACAAGCGCGTGATCCAAGTCGCTGGTGCTGACCTTCAGGTCGACGCCGAGGCGTGGACTGAGCGCACGACCTGCACCGTCTCCCAGCACCTGGGCTACGGCGAGAAGGACACTGCCGCCAACGAGCTTGGCCTGGGTTACAAAGAGATGTCTTCGGATCCAATCGTGAGCAACATGATGGGTCAGAAGGGTCGCTACGAGATGCTGCACGACATCGCGAAGCTCAAGGGCTTCAACCGGTTCTCTGCCTACCTCGATCCCAACGCTCAGCCTCCGGGCCCCGATCCTCTCAAGGTTCGCGAGCTGGACATCAAGGAGAAGACGGCCGACGCCGCAGCCCAGTCTGTTCAGGTCAAGCAGGCCGCAGACAACCGCCTCTACGCCGCCACCCAGTCCAAACTGGAGCAGTCGGGCGCCAAGCTGCACATCGACGCGCTCAACACCGACCGCACCAACGACCGCCAGGACGCCGATACAACTGCACGGATCCAACAGGGCCAGGAGCAGATCGACGTCGAGCGGGAGAAGATCGCGGCCACTGAGCGAACGGCTGCACTCAACGCCGCTGCTAAGGCGGCACAGCCAAAGGCATCAGCGTAATGGCATCTCTGTCTCAGCTACTGGGCACCTTCATGGGACCCATGGGCACCGTCATCGGAATGGGTGACGGACGGCCCGACAACACGCTTTCTGACATGCAGTCCCTCACACGGGCGCATGCGGAAGCGCGTGCGAAACGACTAGCGGCGGCGCAGGGCAGCTTAGGCTCCCCTGCTGCCCCGATAATCCACCCGATGACGAACAGTGCTCCTGCCCCGGCAGGGCCTGCGCCATCACCGCCCATCTCCGGCATCAGTCCTGGCTTCCAGAACTCGCCACCCGCTGCCCCTGCTGCCCCTGCACAGTCTGCCCCGCAGATGCCGTGGTGGGCCTCAGGTGACATGACCAAGATGATGCCCGGCGCTGCTCCTCCGGCTCCTGCCCCTGCTGCGACCCCGTCAGCTCCTGCCGCTGGACAAGCGGTGCCGATGCCCATGGCTCGGCCAGCAGAGGCGCCGCAGGCCCCACCGGACACCGGCTTCTTCATGCGCAACGCCATGATGCAGCGGGATCCGATGACGGGACAACTGCTGGACCCTGGTGCCGCCTCAAGCGTCTCAGGGCCCGACCTCATCTCGAAGATGATGACCTACCTACACGGAAAAGCATCAGCTTGAACGACGATACGATCCTCGCTCTCGGCGGCTTCTGTAAGGAGCTGCTGGGGGCCGAGGGCTTCCAGGCTCTTGTGGCCATGTATCGACAGCAGTGCGCTGCCGACATCCTCAAGACGCAACCACACGAAACCAAGGCGCGAGAGTTCATCTACGCGTCATGCCAAGGCTTCGAAGAGTTTCTCGGGCTCGCGGCGAAGTTCGCCGACGCCTTCGACAAGCTCCCCCAGCACCAAGACAACAGCCCCGCCCCCAACTTCGGCGCCGATCCGTTTGACGATCCGCGTGTCCACGACATTTACGATGGACAGACATAAGGCGGGGGATGTTCGAGCGGACGGCTTCATCTTCAACCACTACAAGACCGATGGCCGCGAGCACTGGATTAGCCCGCCCGCGTTCCACAGGAAGCGCATCTGTACAGCGCACGGCGCCGCCCGACACAGGGCCCGCAAGAAGAAAGTCCCGTTCGACCTAACCATAGACTACTTGGTCGACATCTACCCTAAAGACGGCGCCTGCCCCGCCCTCCGCGTCCCATTGTCTTGGGGCGCTGCCGACAGAAACACCTCTCCATCACTAGACCGCATAGACCCAATCAAAGGCTACGTGGTCGGAAATGTTCGCTGGCTGTCGCAGCTGGCAAATCAAATCAAGACAAGCGCCACCACCGCAGACATTTGCGCCGTGGCCGAATTTCTTAGAAAGAACGATTGCTGATGCCATCCACCCTCACGGGCGATGCCCTCCTGAACGAATACCCCGACGCAATCGATGGCGACGACGCCATCATGAGCGCATTTATGACCGACCCTGAAGAGGGTGACGACGCTTCGAAGAAGAAGAAGCCATCGGAAAAGGTCGAAGACGAAGACAAAGAGACCGACCAGCCCGACGCCGACGACGAGGACGCCTCCGAGGAAACTCCAGAGGAAGAGACGGACGAAGACGAAGAGCAGGAAGACACGGACGAAGCTAAAGAGGACGAAGGCGACGAGAAGTCGACCATCGAAATCAAGGATGACCACAAGTTCAAGATCACCGTTGATGGTGCCGAACAAGAGTTCACCCTTGGCTCCCTGAAGCGTCTCGCCGGTCAAGAGGCATCTCTTACACGCAAGTCCCAAGAGGCCGCCGAGCTTCGCAAGACCGTCGAGGCAGACCAAGCGAAGAACATCGCTGCCTACGACGTCCTGCTGAAGCGGTCGACCGAGCGCGCGAACCAGTATCGCGAGCTGCCGTGGACGCAGTTGATGAAGGACCCCAACGTCCCCGCCGACCAGCTCGCAGCCCTCCAGGCTGAAGCACAGAAGGCGCTGGAAGACGAGGCCTTCCTCAAGAACGAAATCGACGGCTTCATGCAGAAGGTATCCGCCGATC